TTATCGGTCACGATGCCGCCGCTTCATCTGCCACCGTCAGCAATGAAATTACACTAGGCAATACCAGCGTAACTAAATTTAGAGTACCGGGTCTTAACTTCATCATTAAAGACAGCACTGCTACGGACAATTACGTCCTTACCGTAGATTCTAGTGGTGAAGCTGGCTGGGAGGCTGCTGCTGGTGGTGCTTCAGATATAGATGGCTTGTCTGATGGCGTCACTAACTCATCCGGTGGTACTGTTGGTCTTGGTACAGGTGCTCTAGCTAATGATGATGGCTCGGCCAACCAAAATACGGCGCTCGGCTATCAAGCTCTAAATACAACCAACAGCAATTTTCAAAATACCGCTGTTGGGTATCGGGCGGGGTATGCGTTAAATGGGACGGGTGATGCTTTCGCTGGCAGAAGTTCTTCTTTGTTTGGACACTTTGCTGGTACGGCTTTAACAACAGGTAGTGGCAATACAGTATTCGGTCAGGGCGCGTTAGACGGAGCTACAACACCCAGTAACAACGCTGCATTTGGCAAAGAAGCAGGAGGCTCAGTTACCACAGGTGCCAGCAATGTGTTTGTTGGCCCAGATGCAGGCTACACAACGACTACAGGCAGCAACAACATAATTTTGGGAAATGCTGCCGAAGCTAGTTCTGCTACAGTATCTAACGAAATTACGTTAGGCCCAAGCAGCATCAGCGCGTTACGTTGCCAAGTTACCAGCATATCTTCTCTGTCAGATCGCAGAGACAAGAAAGACATCAAAGAACTACCGATTGGCTTAGATTTTATTAACGCATTGAACCCAGTTGAGTTTACGTGGAATATGCGCGATGGTGCAAAGGTAGGCCAAAAAGAAGCTGGGTTTATCGCTCAAGAATTAGACGAAGCACAACAAGATGCTGGCGTCGAAGAGCTTATGAACCTAGTTCTAAAAACTAACCCTGACAAACTTGAGGCGGCTCCATCTAAGCTAATTCCTGTATTAGTTAAGGCTATTCAAGAATTATCTGATGAAGTTAAAACACTTAAACTTTGTCAATGTAATACATAAGGAAAAAATAAAATGTCAGAAGAACTAACATCCGAACAAATTGCCCAACACTACTCAGCAGCAATGGATTCTGTAAATTTAATTAATGCTGTTATAGCATCACCAGATGATTACGCTGATGATGAAACTATTCTTAATCGTAATGCAGATCATCTACGACTTGTTGTAGAATGGGACTTCTGGACTACAGAAGACATGACCCCTTTTACTGACGCTATTACTGCTTCTGGAGTCTAAATGCCTGCTTTTTCACCTTTAGCCACTACACCTCTAGCGCATACAACTTTAATTTTTGCTAGTTCTGTAAGTGCTACAGGTGTAGCAGGTACATCTGCTGTAGGTACTTTAACTACAAGTTTAACAAAAGCACTTACTAATGTAGTAGGTACAACTGCTGTTGGTTCTGTAGTTACACCTCAGACAAAAGCACTGACGGGTGTAGCAGGAACAACCGCTGTAGGTACTTTAGGTACAACTATAGCTCCTGTAGTTATAACAGGTGTAGCAGGAACAACTGCCGCTGGTTCAGTTAATGTTCTTTCTGGCGGTGTGTCAATTACGGGCGTAATTGGTACTACCTCTGTAGGCTCTCTTAGCTTTACGTCTACAAACAATATAACACTTAGTGGTACTTCTAGTACAGGCAGTGTTGGTTCACTAACAACCGCTTTAGACGTAGCTCTATCTAGTGTGTCTGCTACGAGTTCTGTAGGTACAGTAAGTGCTACTGTAAGTGAGGCTGTTTCACTAGTAGGCGTAGCTGCAACATCTAGTGTTGGTTCTGTTACCCTAACGGCAACTAGTAACATTACTGCAAACGGTGTAACAGGTACATCAAGTGTAGGTTCTATCGGGGGTAGTGTTTCTAAAGCCCTCACTGCTGTAGCTGCAACATCTAGTGTTGGTTCTATTCAGACTAGCTTAGTTAAAGCACTTACTGGAGTAACGGGTACTTCAAGCGTTGGTTCTGTTACACCAACATCCTCTAGTAATATTACCGTAAGCGGTGTATCAGCTACTTCAAGCGTAGGTTCTGTTTCACTTACTGTAGTTTCAACTGTTTCAATAACAGGTGTAGTAGGCACTACCGCAGTATCCGCTGTCACATCTTTACTTACTACTAATGTAGCGTCCGTATCTGCAACAGGTTCTATTGGTTCTTTAACTATTGAAGTTAATAGTACAGTAGAGGTATCACAAGATAGCTTAATTTCTTCAGTAGGTAGTGTTAGTAGTTCTATAGAAACAAATGTTACTGGTGTTTCTTCTACTATATCTTTAGGTACTGTATCTTTAGAGGTAAATACTAATATTGAAGTTGTAGGTGTATCAGCAACACATAGTATTGGTATACTAAAGACTAACATAGTAAAAATACTTACTGGCAATGTTTCTACTTTTGCAGTGGGTTCTGTAGGTGTAGCTAATGACTTTACACTTTCAAGTGTTTCGGGTACTATAAGTACTAACAGTGTTACCGCATCTGGTGTAACCTTTAACTTTAATAATGTTAAAACACTATACAGTAGAAAACGCTGTGTATATGTACCGAGAGCCGCATAATGTCAACAGCATTTGATAGAACAGCCAACGTACCTTTTGAAAATCGTATGGTTACAGTAGCTAGACAGTCTACCACAGACGACAGAATAGTAGAAGTACCTAAAGAAATACGTTCCGTTTATGTAGAACGTCAGTTAGGTACTTTTGATCGAACAGTATACGCAACGGAGTAATTATATGTCATTCAAATGGCCCATCAAAGACCCAGATGAAACACTAGATTACAGTGTAGATTGGCTACGTTTTTTAGGGGACGCAACAATTAGCTCTGTTGTTTGGTTTGTTAAAACTAGTGAAATAGGTAAGACACAATTAGGGTCAGGGCAAACTTTAACTACTGCTTCTAGCAGTGCAGTTACAGACAATATTCAAAATGTATCACAATCTAATACAAGTACCGTAGCAACCATTAACATTGGTGGTGGAGTACTAAATAGAGAATATACCTTCTCGTGTAAAATGACTGACAGTACAGGAAGTACAGCAGAGCGGTCTATTAAATTATCAATAAGAGAGAAATAATGGCATACAATTTTCTCGGTCTAGTAAACGAAGTTAACCGTAGACTAAACGAAGTTGAGTTAACCTCAAGCAATTTTAGTTCTTCTAATGGTTTTTATGCTCACGCTAAAGATGCAGTCAATGCGTCTTTACGCTACGTTAATCAATCAGAGTATGGATGGCCTTTTAATCACGTAACACAAGAAGACGTGCTTACAGCAGGCACAACAAGATATCCATTTCCTAATGACTGTAAAGTAATTTCGTTTGAAACATTTAGAATTAAAGAAGACTCTACACTAAACAACAATACTAAAAAACTAAAAATAGTTAATTATGAAGAATATTTAGAAAAAAGTATTTCACAGGAATACAAAACAAGTACCTCAAATAATGCTCTTCCTAACTATGTATTTCATGCACCGTCTTTAGAGTACGGAATGGTTCCTCCACCAGATAAAGCCTACACAGTAGTATATGAGTACTATCGCATTCCCGTTGACTTAGAAATTTCTACAGATGTTCCAGCTATTCCTGAACGCTTTAAACATATTATTGTAGATGGCTCTATGTATTATGCTTATTCTTTTAGGGGTGACGCTCAAATGGCAGGGTTGTCCCTTCAAAAGTTTGATGACGGAATCAAACATATGCGTAGTATGCTAATTAATAGATTTGAATACCTACGTAGCTATATGGTTTCAAACAATCAGGGAAGTGGTCGTTTTGCTGCTTCCTCTTCTAACGCAGGTTCTTCATTGGATTCACTATAATGGAAAAGTGGCAAACATTCCCAGTAGAGTTTAGGGGTGGTCTTGTAACCAATCTTAGTCCTTTACAGCAGGGTATAAATGCTCCGGGTAGCGCTACTATCTTACGTAACTTTGAGCCTTCTATTGAGGGTGGCTACAGGCGTGTTAAT